ATTTTAACATCTCCATATATAAATATATATAAAATAAAAAAACCCTCGATTTTTATTTCAAGGGTTTTCTCATATATTAGTTTAAGTATTTATTAGAATTTAAGTATTGCGTAATCATATCTTAATGTCATTGATATTTCAACTGGGTCTGATGAAGCAAAATCTAAATCACCAAAGTTAGCTGATTGAATAAACGCACCTTTTAATTCCCATTCTTCTACCACAGCACCTACTGGGTCTAAAAGGTTAAATGTAATATCTTTTTTGTAAAAATCAGAGTATCCATCTCTACCAGTAACTGATTCGTGGTGTAATCTAATCCACTCAATTACTTGTTGTGCAGCTGATGGAACAACTGGGTCATAAAGTGTAACTTCTAAAGGTTGCCACCTTGACTTACCTTTAACATATCTCGTTACATTCATATGTTCTAATACTACCTCATCGGAATCAATTTGAGGACGATTAATCGTCTTAATTAAATATGCGTTGATTCCGTCAATTTGCATAATAAATCTATTTTTGAGCTTTGGCTCAAAAGGGGTAAACATTATATCTTGTGGTTCTAATAATTCAGGCATTTCGTTTCTCCTATTAAGTACTTAAACCTTTACTTTCATATATAAATATTAAAATTTATAAAAAAAAGGGATTTATATTTAAATAAATCCCTTTAATTTAGTTATTTTGACTAACTATTACTCTGGAAAAGAAGCGCCAGTTGGTTGTATTGTGAAATCCAATACAATAAACTCAGCAGTTCTTGTAGGTTGTAAGAATAATTGTCCAACTAATTGATTTCTATCAATTGTGTCAGGTGTGTTATTCGTTTCATCCATCACTACTCTAAACGCACTCAATCCACTTTGTGATTGAATCTGTTCTAAGAATGGATTAGCAATCCCTAAGAATCTTCTTCGTGTAGCCGCTGTATTTTGTTCAAATACAAGGAATCTTGAAGAACTTGCGATAAACTTCTTAACTCTGATTAATAATCGTCTTACATTTATTCTATCAAGAGCACTTGATTTTTTCTGTAATGTTTTTTGTCCAAATACAGTCACCCCTTGTCCAGGGAATGTTGCGATTGGATTGATATTACTATCATATAAACTATCACGATTACCTTGAGTTAGTTTTCTTTCAGCTTGTATAGCAGTTGTGATTCCACCACGATTCAATCCAGCAGGAGCGAACCACGGGTGAGCAACTCTATCGTTGAATGCATATATTCCACCTAATACTGTTGATGGTGGCACCCATCTTTGAGTTCCAGCAACTTGTGAATCAGGTACTTTAACCCACGGCCAGTACATAGCTGCGAAGTTTGAATCTCTCGCATCACCTCTAGCAGTAGCTGCAGCTAATGTAGAATTATAAGCAACTGGGTCGATAATTGCGAAAGTATCACCTCTATCTTCACAAACATCTATAGCTTTACCTGTTACAGCATTATGAACTTCATCAATAGCACCTGGCATTAATATCAAGTTAATATCATATTCATCTTGGTTAGCTAATAAATCTAATGCTTCTTTATAAGCACTTCCACCATCAGCATTTGTAAGGTCTGATAAATCAAAACCTTGTGAATTTGAGTCTGTGATAGTTTCATAGAAATTAACAGCAGCACCTATATCACCATTTTGATTACCTAAAGCATCAAAACCACTTCTACCATCTGTTCCTCCACCGAAACCACCATTAAGTGAACCACTACCAGCAGTTGGTAAAGACGCAGAAGCAGCTGCCACTCTAACACCACCATTTTCATCTAAATAATCAACTGTATTGTTAACAGATTCAACAGTTACAAATCTAGACCTATTTGGATATGAACCACTTAATTGTAAATAAGAAGTCCCATCATCTGTTCTAAATGTCTGTCTTTGGTCACCAATTTGTCTACCAATATAATTAACAGAATTAGGGTCTAAAGATACATTATTATATGTCTCTAAAGTCTGTTTTCTCTTATGATTATCATTACCTGCTCTAACCAATAATGTAAATGTTCCTCTTGAATTATTTACATTTGAAACTTCATATCTAATATTGTGAATTGAACCACTTGTTAGAATATTATTTGTTCCAGAAGTAGCTTCTGCATTATTCATTATTGAACCATCAGCAATTGTTTTTAAAACAAATGATGTTGTAGATGTAGTTCCTGATATACCACCTTGTGTATTAAATCCATTACCATTTACAGCTGTATCTGTAAATGTATTACCATCAGCTTGACCACCAGCAGCAACATAACCAGCAACTTCACCACCTGAACCAGTAGTTATTGTCAAGTTAGATGCAACACCTGCAGATGAACCTGATAGTGTCACTAAAGCTTTATCTGTTTTTAGTGAAGCACTAAGTGCTAAACCATGTAATGATGAACTATTGTTAATAACATCTCTAAATGCTTCCATTACTGAAGATGTTGTTGATGTGCCAGTATTATCACTACCAGCAGTTGGAACAAATATTTGTGTTGATGTTGATGTCAACCCAACTGATGAAGACACAAATGTGAAGTCAACACTTCCAATTGTTATCTCGTTTGGTGTTCCTGTACTTGAACCACTTGGAACATGTACAAATTTTAATGAAGCAGATGCAAATGTAGTTCCAGTAGTTGTTGATGAATCTACACTAGCTGTTGCTGGTCCAAATGTTCCGTCCATAATTCTGACAACAGTTAATGTGTCTGAATTTTTTAAATATTCTTCAGCTGCATGTGATGTTAAAAACTGATATTTTGTTGAACCACTTGTAACTACATCTCCAAATTTAGCTTGGAAATCAGAATAAGATGTAACAACGGTTGGGATTCCTGCAGGACCTTTAAGGGTTGGTCCGATAATTGCAGCTCCAATATCAGCGACAGCGGAAGGTAAAAAAGACTGGTCTATTTCATTCGTAAATACACCAGGACTTATAATTTTTTCGGCCATTGAATTTCTCCTAAGTTAACTTTTTAATTTGAGGTAAATACTATTTTTGCGCATTAGTATTATTCATATATAAATATATGATTAAAACCTCAAACGATAATTTTTTTTTATATTATTCAGATTTATTTGGTGTGAACACACCTGTTTCAGGATTTAAAGTTCCCTGACCATACTTATCTGTAATTCCATCAAGAAATTTCTTTTCTTCATCTTGAATTGATTTCAAAGAATCTTCTAATTCAACTTCTTGATTATCTAATCTGATTTGAGCCATTTTTAATTGTCCAAATTGGTTTTGAACATTTACATAATTAGCCTGTATGTCTTGAACTTGTTTAAGTTCATCTTCTGTGAATTTTACTTCTTCTGGCATTATAACCTCCATTAATTAATGTTTCATATATAAATATATATAAATTTTTAAAACGAGTGATTTATTTTCCTACTTGTTTATCTGTAGCGTCACCCTCTTGTGTGAAAGTAATTTTTGATGGTGTTGTGAATTTTTTCATATTTGACACTTTATTAGTAATTACTGAATTTAGATATTCAGGTAATAATCTAGCTTTTGAAGTAACTGTAAATGTTGATTTTATAAATCTCTCACCATCTTGATTCATTTCTGATGCATCGGATACACTATCAATTGTACACATAAATTTATTATTTGTTCCATCACCCCAATATGTATGAGATTGGTCTACAAAAGATTCCACTAATGGATTCATTTGTTCAATAAAGTTTGTCCAAAGTACAAATTCATAAGTTACATCAGCATAGTTAGGCATTCCAGTTGTAATGTTTTCATAAACAGGTTGAACTCCTTGTTGAACTGAAAATCTATCATATTGATTTTCTTTACTCCACCTTGAATTTCTAACTACATCCACATATTGTTTTCTAATATCATGTGGAAATGATTGTCCTGATAAGTCGTTTCTTGAAATCTCTGTTCTTCTCAACATTATTAATGGAAGTATTAATGAATTATTTTTATCTCTCAATACTCCTCTTTTTCTAACCGCTTTCCATCTTTCTTCATTTCCATAAAATACAGGTATTTTTAAAGTCTCATTAGCTTCTCTAACTCTTGGTTTCATTACATTCTTTACATGATTCAAAACCGCAGTATCGACATCTTTTAAAGTAATGGAATAATTATCTGCAAAATTATTACCAGGTATAATAGTTGTTTCTCTATTACCTCTAACCGTTGTTCCTTTAGTAGATACTTCATTAGCTCTATTCACTAACTCTCTATTCACCACACCTTTGTTTGTAATCTTATTAACGGCCATTTTGTCTTCTCAATTTTTTAAGTTTGTCTAATTTATTATTTACCTTACCTTTTACCTCTTCTGATTTAATACTACTCATATCAGCTTTACCAATTGAAATTTCTTTCTTAATATCAACCTCAATAGCTTTCACACCTGTTTGACTTCTTCCAGGTATGTTATCTAACTTGTTCA